ATCTACACTCTTTCCATACACTCCAGATCCTCTAAGTATCGTATCTGTCATGCTATTTACCGCTCTTGTTTTCTTCTTGTCATACATTTCATCATCTTCCTCTTCGTCCCAAATCAAACCAAACAAAGCGTTTTGCATTGTTGTAAATATAAGGTTTTGTACGAAACCATAGTACAGTATTTTAGAAACATTTGTTTTCCAGTCACCTCTTCCGTTTGCTAAATCTCTACCAGCTTTTTTAATTAATCTAGTATACTGCATTGGTGTATTTTGGAAAGCAAGTATTAATCTACCAAGCGGTCCAGCTTGTTGAGAAGATATAAGATCTGGTCTAGAAGACTGCTGTGTTTTNGATCTGATACCTCTAAGAAGTCATCAAAAGCCTTGCTTTCAGCTTCTTTTTTGCTTAAACCTTGTTTCAANTANGTATTAACTCTATTCCTATACATAGACGCTCCACCCATAGCTATAGCAAAACTATCCGCTATTTGCGTAGGTAAAAACCCTTTTTTAAGTATATACGACAGTACAGCTTGTGCTTTGTTTTTAGAGTTTGCAGCTGCGTTAGCTATTTCAGCCTCATTAACATCTGTCATTAAACCACTACGTCTTTGTTTTAACGTAGGTGAATTAAATATCATAGCAAAATCAGACCAAAATTGTTTTTGATTAGCAAAAGCTTTAGCGGCTTTAAATATATTGTTGTCATTTAGATTTACAAAGTTAACTATAGATAATGTTTGAAGAACAGCTGATCTCATGTTTAAGAACATGATAGCACCAACGGAGTTGTTAGTCCAGTTCATAAAACTATTAACAAGTTTGTTATTACCAGAGCTTCTATTTCTACCGTTTTCCATACGGTATAACATATCTTTTAAAGCGTTAACCCAAGATGTTCCATAGACAGCTTCTAGCTTATTCATGACCTTGTCTGTAAATATAGCCTCAACGTTCTGTTTCCATTCTCCTAGATACTTCTTTCTATGTACTTTTTCTACGACATCATTTAGGTCTGAGGCAGTTGTTCCTGCAAGCCAGTGTTCACTAGGAGCTATATAACCCTCCTCCATTCTAGTTATCTTACCTAGCATGTCGGCATATTCCGTCATTGTAGGATCTTCTTTTACTATCTTAACTAGTTCTTTTTGATCTGTTTTAGATAGACCTGGTATTTTCATACCTAACTTGTCCCACAAGTAAACCCTCACAGCTTGATCATATGTGAAGTTTTTGTAACCAGTTTCTTTTGAAAGTAGTTTTACTGTGGATTTATAAGCTTTCTTTAATCCTCTAAAATCGTTTGATATAGCTTGCTTAGCAGTGTTCATTGCTCTGTATGCTTTAGCAAAAGGTCTTATAAGATGTTTATTAAAGAACTCAAGTTGAGCATCTCCTTTCTTACCTTTAGCTAAAAGATCATAAAGCAAACCTAAAAAATCTTCAGCTGATGGTGGTAAGAAAAACCTAAACTTACTTCTAACTTTAGCTCCTATCCTTTGTGCGGCAGCCTTGCCGTAATTCTTAAAAGATTTAACTCCAGATTCATCTTCTATTATCTGATTCATTTCAGTTTCTAGATTTAAAGAAAACTTAGCCTGTTCTACCTTGTTCTTAACATCTATAACATCTAACACATTTTGCACAGCTTCTACATTTTTGTAAGCATCATCAGCAAAATAAAAGTTATTGTAACCTTCAGCCGCCTTACCTAATATCCAGTCTGCCTTAGCGCCAGCCGTACCGTTTGCTAAGCCAGTTATGTTTTCTATAGGTATTTCTAAACCAATACCTTTCATAAACGCGTGTATAGCATTTGCAGAGGCTTGGGGTCTAGCGGTTAGTATAAATATATCTTTATTCCCAAACTTACCTTGACGCTTTAGTGCTAAGTCAGCTAGCGGTCCTTTTTTACCATCTATAACTTTATTAAATTCACTAAAATCAAATAAAGCCCCAGCTTCTTCTAGCTTGGCAGACTCAAGAGCAAACTGAGTAGCATTAATCTTAGAAACCTTACCGTTAGGCATAGTGACTAGTATTTGGCTGTTTGTTGTTGCAAGAGTATCATCAAAATCGAACACGCTTATACCTTTAACAGGTGCGTTAGGGTTGGAAGCTATATCTAAAGCTTTCTCCATATTCTTAAACGCAGCCATCTGCTCTGACAAACTCATGTCGCTTACTAAACTGTATTTATTATTATCTCTTTTTACTTTTTGCAGTTTAACATATTGGTCAGCATATTTTTGCCCATATATTTCACCAGATTTTAAGTCTTTTATCGCGTACTGCATTTCACCTCTAGTCAATATGTTATAATATCTTTTGCTAGGGTGATCACCAATAACGTACTCAAGATTCATCGTCTGACCAAACAATTTACCTACTTTTTCGTCCATTGTTTTTGGTATAACAGCTACACTGTAATCTTTAAGTAGTTGAGTAGTATCTATTTTAGTGTTTCCATTTAAATATCTTTCTGTCATATAGAAAGCTACAACTCTTGCTGGTATCAAGTGCTCATACCTGTAGTCACCTTCTTTTAAACTAGGTAACACTGTGCTTATGTATTTAAAGTTTGCTGAGCTTCTTAAAACAGTTTTCATATTACCTAACAAACCTGTGACAAGCATTGCAGAGTCTATATCTGTAAACTGCTCGTTACTTTTGTTAGCCTCCATAAACTTAAACATCTCTACAAGTATATCTTGAGACTCTTTAGCATCAAGCTCTGCTTTATCTACGTTTATGTTCTCGTTTAAATGATCTTTAGTAACTTTTTCATTAGTGGGTGTAGGTATTGTAACTACTAAATCTGGTTGGTTATCAAACTTTATAGTTAAATTTCTATTACCAGTACCTTTCATGCCTTTACTACTAAAAGAATAAGAAACAATTTCAGGAGCAATTATAGATAACATGTTCTCTACATAATCCGTTTTATTACCAAAAGCCATAGATCTTTTACCCGCGCCTGTTCCATTTTCAAAAGCAGATTTATGCTGTATTAAATCTATAATCGTTTTAGTTACATCACCATTATTCTTACCTAACAAATGTAAAGCAAACTGAGAGACATAGTTTCTATAATTACTCAAATGGTTTTCATCTCTAAAGTAAAAAGCCATACCTTCTTGTAAGCCAAACATTTTAGCTATAGTTACATTGTTGTCTAACTGTTTATCTATAGTGTTTATATAGTCTTCTATTTTATAATCAAACTTAAGTTTGTTTCTTTTGTAAGAAGCTTGAGAAGCAAAGTAAGGCTTTAAAAGCTTCACCATGTCTTTAACTATTAACGCTCTGTGTTTGCCAAAAGTGCCTTTACCGAAAGTTAAATCAAAGGACTGTCCTATAGCTTTCTGAGTGTAACCTATTTTATTTATATTATTAAAAAAATCTTTTCTATTAGCGTTAAAATCTTGTAGTAAATCTTCTGGTAGAGAGCTTACGGCTAAACTAAACTTAGCGTCTCTATCTCTGTCTAAGTTTCTATCTAATATCGCTAAATAGTTCGTGGGTAATTCAAAACCTTGAATATCGTTAACGGTTTTAAACCTTTCGGTAACTTCTGGTTTCTGTAGAGTTTCCATAGTTGCATCAAAACCTAGCTCTTCAGATATTGATTCAGCTAAAGCATCTTTTCTAGTACCTCTAGTTGAAGCGCCAACATCTTTGCTTAAAAAATAATCTTCAAATTCTTTTTGGTTAAATGGTTTTTTGTCAAAAATTGCATTACCTTGAGGTGTGTTTTCTCTTTTTTGCTTACCATCTTTATCTAAAACTGGTACGGCAAACTGAGAAAATCTTTTGTTTATTGTTGCTTGCGGTAAAGCTTTGTATATAGCTTTAGCGTTCTTACTTATAAACATGCTGTAAGCTGTTCTAGTGCCCATCATGTTTTTTATTTCTTTAAACAGCTTTGTTCTAAAGTTTTGTTGTAATGCCTTTTTAAACTCTTTGCTGTCTATTTGAGGTAGTCTTATACCAAACGTTTTTTCTACCGTAGATATTATATTGTCTATTACGCTTTGGTCTAAACCTAGATCTCTTTTTAAAGTTTTAGGAGCTCTATCATCTTCTTTTATATTAGACTCTTCACTAACCACACCCTTGGCTTCACTTATATCAGATGTAAACTGGCTTTGATCACCTTCACCTAAAACTCTATTTGCTATTTCTATGTACCTTTTAAAACCTGTTTTTGTAGAAAAAGATTTATTTAAGTAACCTGATAAAGGTGCTGGGTTAGAGTTTTCTTGAACATACTTATCGTAACTCATTATAACATCTAGCATACCTCTAGGACCAGTCATTATTTCATCTAATAATATATCTTTCATAACAGCATAGTTAGGTCTATCGGAGTATCTTTTAACTATNCCCTTAGCTGTAGGCTCTAGTAAATCTAGTATTTCCATAGCNCCAGCTAAACCTTTACTATCCCATATATCATTAACCGCNTTTGAATCATCTAGCGATAAAGAATATTTACCTTCAACCTCTTCAACCTGTTTTTGTTTACCTTTAGGTATAGGCATTTTAGGCATGTTAGGTACACCATACCTATTTTTACCATTAAAATCATTAAAGTCTTTTAAAAACTGTAAAGTGTTGTGACCATCAAGGTTACTAAAGTCGATGTTTATGTTATTATCTCCAAAGAACTTTTGAAACTGTAAACCTAGTTTGTGCATAACCCTAGACAGCGCAGGATCTTTTTCTAATTGCTGAGCATCAATAAATCTCATAGCATCTGATATAGCTGCAAAGAACTCTTCGTTACCTATTTTAGTATTCAAACCTTTACCTGCTTTTCTATACTGGTTAAGTCTAGAGTTTAATAACTCTTTAACAATAGCCATTTGAGGGTCAGTTGAGTTGTTTATCTCATTCATAACACCATCTCTAAACTTCTTTAGGTCAGTTGTTTTAAAACCATCTAACACAAAATGCAATGCCTCGTGGTGAATAGTATTACCACCAACCCAATCTCTAACACCTTTTTTACCAGGTCTTTCAACAAGCTCTTTTATAACCCAAGCGTTGTTACCAGTGTTAGCACCATTAGCTTTAGAATCTAAAGATTGTAATTCTTTCAAGCTGTTAGACTGTAATTCTTTTAACTCACCTAAAAGCTTTTTGTTTTTAGGATCTTTCTTTAATTGTTTTTTAACAGATTTAATTCTACCTTTGACGTATGTTCTTAACTCATCAACAGTATCAAACAAGTTCATTTTTTTATCAGCAAACAAACCTTCTTTTTGTTCATTTATCCATTGAGCAAAAGTTTTACCACTAGCGTCTAGATTATCTAAAAACCTTATATCAGCGTTTTTAACCTCTATAGCTTTTAATTCTTCTTTTATATCTAAAGCTCTATTTTTTTCTTTATCTGTTTGGTTTTTATTTTCCTCTATTACCTTAAGTTCGTCTTGTAATTTAGTTTGTTTAACTAGATTGTTGAATATTTTCTTTTTATTATTACCAGTTACATATTTGTTTTTAGTATCATTTTGAACCATTTCAGTATACTCTAACAAGTCCATTTGTTCGTTAGCTTCTTGTTGACTCATCATTTCTTTGTCAACCATACCTTGTATGTACTGTTTTCTTTTATTCACCCAATTACGTAAGTGAGCAGGATCGTTTTTAGCTAGATAATCCATACTCGCACTTTTAGCCGTACTATACGTCATACCAGTTATATTAGTACCACCAACTAAAGCTCCAGGAACTATAGCGGAAGCAAAAGAGGTTTCAGCTATTCTTTTTAAACCATCTTGAGAAAATACATCTTTAAAAAATCCACCAACAGGGTTTTTAACATTAGTAGTATTAGCGCCAACGTGATACATACTAGTTAGCTCTTGTAGGTTTTCAGTTAAAACCTCTGATCCCATAGCCCAAGGAAGACCCTTAGCAGCAGCGCCTAAAGTATATTGAGCAGCTTTTTGATAAGCTTTTTGACCAAACAACCTAGCGACTTTTTTAGGTAAAAACTTTGTAGCCGCCTTACCACCTTTAACTGCTTTTCCAACAACGATAAAATTACTAGCAAGATCAAAACCAGCGTTAAGAATACCTGTTCTCATAGCACCTTCATAATCTATGTCGCCTCTGTTCATGGCATCAACTATAAGCTGGCCTTTTTCTTTATCATCTAAATTATAAAAAGCATTCATTCTTTCTTCTGGCTCTAGATCAGGAAACCTTCTTTTCGCCGCGTGGTATTCAGCCATTTCGTTCATTGCTCCACCAGCTTCTTGAAACATAGTCGAACCACCAAGAGTTACAAAAGCTAAAGCCATTTGCCCAAGCTGTGTAGATAGTAGCTCTCCGTATTCATAGTCAGCAAAATTAGGCGTCCAATCCTCTTCTTTAAATAACTTTGGAGAGTCTAAAATTTCTAAAACTTTTTGAGCTTCTTGTACTTGAAGTATATTTTCAAGCTGATCGTTTTTTAATTCTTTATTACGACGTGTTAATGTAGCTTGTAGCTCTTCTGGCGTGTCAGCGCTATAATCGTATCTAATCGTTCCATCTTTTGTTTCATTTGCACCAGCAACATACTTACCACCTATTTTTTTAATAGTACCATCTTCTATTGATCTCAAAGTTTGATCATAATCTTTTATAGTTTCAGCATATTGACCGTTCCAAAAACCATTCCACGATGTTTTTAACTGTGCATCAAATTGAGCTATACCAGAATGCCAAGAATCCCAAGACTTAGGAAACCAGCTTTCTTCCGCTCGCTTGTCTAAAAACTCTCGTCTGTCGGATTCTTTTTTCTCTAATACAAATCTACCATTTAGATGGTCGCCGTATCTTTCTTTTATTAGTTCGCTATATTTTTTTGTTCTGGAATTGTATTCTTCGTCTGCGAGCGCAGCTTCTTGGATGAGTTTGTTAATTTGCTGGTTAACACTTTTATTAGCTCTTTTAAGTTCACCAGGATCTTGTACATCAAAATCTTTTCTAGCTTGAGCTATTATGTCTTGTATCTTAACCTTGTTATCGTTCATGGCTTTATCAGAAAAACCACTAATATAATCATCACTATTTAATAGCTTAGTGTAGGTTTTATTAGATATTTCTTGAACCTCTTCAAGATTTAAGGTGTCTTTAGTTCTTCTGTAAATGTAGTTTCCGTTTGTGTCTTTTTCCCCAGTTCTATAAATAGCGTCAACCATATCACCATCTTTGTTAAGAACTCTTTTTTTACCTCTATTATCTAAACTTCCATCATCTTTACCTGTAACATAAAAACTACTTAACTCTTCTTGGGTTAAATCTATATCATATATGTCAGAGTACGATTTAGAGGTAAGATCATCTGCTTTTTTAACTAAAGCATCTTCATTGGTCATATCGCTAGTCATTTCTTGTAACCCCTTACCTTTCATCGCTTCAAAGTAAGTGTTATAATCCATATTATATTTAGCAGCAGCCTCTTGAAGTTGTTCAACAGTATACTTCTTCCCGTTTAGTTCGTACATGTATTAGATTTTAATTGTTTGGATCTAGTGGATCTACAGTAAAGTCGTCTGCTCCAAAGACATCAGGTCTTATTCCTATAAATATATAAAAAGCTTTTTTACCCTCAGGTGTTGATAGGTCTATTAAATGTGATCCACCTCCTGGTCCAATTATTTCCATTCTACCAGTTGGATCTTCTAAAGCCTCTCCTTCTGAATCAGTTTCTGGTCTTACTTGGAAGTTGCTAGGTAGTGGAGGTATATCCCCTTTATCTGTATATTCTTTATAAACATCATATCTAGCTTTATCTTTTCTAAAGCTATCAGTACCTTTGTTAGAAGATGAACTACCAGTGCTATTCTGTTTTGCAGCTGCACCATTAGACGCTTGAGTGTTCATTACACCCATAAAGTGATCTACTATTTTCTTTTCAACAGCGTCTCTTTGCATTGGATCGTTTAATTCCTCATCAGTAATACCAGGTATACCACCACGATTAAAGAAATCGTCACGAGCTAAAGATTTTAAAGTAGCTATACCACCTTTTTCTATCATATTGTATAAGTTGTTTTCATACATCATTCTAGTAGCAGAGTTTAAAGGTATACCTGCTTTGTATATTTGATTAGACATTTTCATGATAGCATCACCACTAGCGTAGTCTTTATTAAAATAATCAGGTAAGTCACCAAAGTTAGTAACACCTTCTTCTGTCATAAAACCTATATTACCATCTTCACCAATCTCTATGTCTAATTCATCTGTATACACGCTTGTAAGTAAACTCATTTCGCTAGTGTTGTTACCTTTGCTATACAAACCTTCTAACATGCTTTCGGCAACCTCTTTTTTATTAGCGCCAAACATATCAAATTGATTTTTTAAGTTTTTAAAACTATTTTTTACAGAGTTCATTTTAGCTACAGCAGCAATATATTCATCACTACCTGATTCATACTCGTTAATGTTCATAGCTTCGTCAGCATAATCTTGCTTACCCTTAGTCAAAAAAGAAGATATTTTATCTCTATATTTGCTAGGTATTTGAGAGACATCAAAGTCAGCAGGTAGATTATTCATGTAGCTATCAATTTTAGCTTCGTTATTTCTACGCTCCATCTTTGCTTCGTACTGAGCGTTCGCCAAAGCGTTTGGATCACGATCTTGCACGTAACCTTGGTTCACAGCTTGACCCAAGTCTTGAAACTGCTTTCCTGTTACTGCTGCACCTTTTACTAATTGTGAATTCATATTTGTATTTTTTAACCTATTTTAGCTATACCACCTATAACATCCTCGGCTACACCTGCGGCTTGACCAACCCCACTCATTATACTAGCTGTTGCAGCGTCTCTCGCGGCGTTTGCAGCGCCTAGTCTTTGTTGTGACATACCAAGCATAGTTTCTGTTTTATCTTTTTCTGCGTTTCTAGAATCAGTAGCGCCTTGTAATTCAGCTCTTTGATTAGAACCAGCTTGTCTAGCTGCAGCCATTTGATTTCTAGATTCTTGAGCACCAATGTCAGCAGAAGCAGCTTGCGTGTTAGATGTAGCTTGTTGAGCCATAGCTTGGGCAAGACCAGCAATGCCAGATCCACCAGCTGCTTGATTCATACCACCCATCACGTTTGCAAGGTTTTGTTCGTTCTTTTGATTAGCCATATTAGCAGCACCCTGGTTTATCGTAAGATCCTCCATTGTGTTTTCCATGTTAGCATAAAGGTTAGATGTGTCTAACCCTTCATAGCGTTGTTTGTTTTTATCAAACTCTGCTTGAGCAGCTTTCTGCTCTCTTTTTCTCTTACCGCTACCGATTATACCGGAAGCTATTGATGTTGCGGCTCCAACTGCTTTTCCAATCATATTCTTTTATTTATTATTATAATTACACTTTTTTATGTTTATTTACTACTTTCTGAAAATTCAGAACCAATAGAGAACAGCTCTGCTCTATCCCTAGAATTGTTTTTAAAAGTTAAGTCAGCATAGTAACCAACTAAACTACTCATATTTGCCGAGTTATCTTTACTAAAAAATATAAAGTCCCAAGGACCAGGTCTGTCAGTGTTATCGTCTATATTACATGTTAAAATATATCTACTAGTAATACTTGCTACTGTACCTATTTCAACTTTCGTACCACCAGTTAAAAAACCTCCAACGGTACTTTGAGGAGTATAATAAACTGTGTCACCAACTTGAATTGATTCGTTTAATTGAGCTGTAAATGTTAAAGTTATTTGTCCCATATTTTATTGTGATATGTTTGTATATTCTATCCCCCACTCAAACGTGTAACCACCACCACTTATCATTCCGTTACCGCCGTTATGTGAGCTTGGTATACTAATAGATAAGCTGTTTATGTTTATAGTACCTGTTTGATTACTTTGATTAAATGAAGAAGTACTAGTGTTTACAACAGCTAGACCCGTGTTTAATTGAGTACCACTGTACTTAAGCTTCCATCTTATAACTATATCTCCAAAATGGTCTACATAGCTAGGGAAACCAGCGTGTGTAGCGTCTAAATCCCAACTTGTAAATATAGCGTTAAAACTATTAGTACCAGCTGAAGCGTTTGTATACGCGGCTACACCTGTGAAAGCAGTACCACCTATTGGTGTCGGTGGTGTTGAATCTTCTTTATTGTCCCAAGTCCAAAGAGAATTAAATGTTATACCTGTTGATCCTCCACCAGCTATAACTAAACCTATGCTTCTTGTTACGCTATCTTCATATCCATCATTAACCTTATATGTAAAAGCATCTGCTCCTGTGTGTAGAGCTGATGTTGGCGTATATACTGCCGCTCCTGTAGAAGCATTAACCGTAGCTGTTCCTTTTGATCCTTGACTAACTATTGAGTACGTTAGTGGATCACTGTTGTGATCTGTACCTGCTAATGTTATATTTGTAGCAGTGTTGTTGGCTACGTTTACATTAGATTGAGCATAAGCTAACGGAGGCGTGTTAATTATATTGTCTAGATTGAGCGTCATTGTTTTATCTGTTGTACCAAAATCAACCTCACCAGTTATCCTTATTGTAACAGTTGCTGTACCACTGTTCAAAGCTTCTTTAGTTGCAGAAAGAACAAAACCACTATTACTACTTGCGACAGAGTTACTAAAGTCAGAAAGAGTTTGGTTCTCACTATCGTATATAGGTTGTCTTCTTACAAAAACATTACCACCACCTGTTTTAGTAACATTAAACTGCCAATCAAAGTTAGTGATAGATTCTCCTTTATCAGGTGTTAAATAACCAGGCATAGCTACTACAGCTACGGAGCTTGGAGTTGTGTATGAAAAACCAGTTGTCGATGTTCTATTCAATATAAGCGTTACAGCTGCGCGTTGAAGTATAGTGTAAGTAGGGTTTGTGTTAGGTATGTTAGTATAGTCTATAGTCGTTGCAGGGTTTGATGATGCTGTGGCAATATTTAAATTATAAGTTATATTAGTATAAGCACTACCCACATACGAAGATCCAAAAAGAAAGTTATGTGATTGGTAACCTGTAGCCGGTATAACTTGATTAGTATAATTAGTTGGTTGAACAGCTATATGTGTTTGAGAAGACCCTATAGTCAAAGTATATGCAGCTCCTGGAACACCGTAAACTGCTACAACTTTATTACCACCTCTTTGAGGTATGTCTCCAGCAGGGAATGTGACTCTATTTATTTTTCTACCAGCGTTAAAAATTTGAACTGACTCTGCTGTAAAAGTTATAGTATCTAAATCACCAGCGATAACATTATAACTTGGTACATTGTAATAAACTTTAAATTGAGCTATCTGCAGCGGTCTATCATAACGACCATTATCTAAATAAGTTTTCTCAACCTCAACTTCGTAAAGCTCAGGGTGTTCTCTTATAGCACTAGTTATGCTAAAGTCTGGTTCTACAGAGTAATAATAACCTGTAGCTGCTGTAAAAGTTTTTGTAAATAATAACACTCTAGAACCTGTTTGTTTTGAACCAGTTACTGTTCTATGGTAATGATCACTAACAGTTGATCTTGAAGACACCGTTATACCCGAGCCAGCAACTGTAGTTACAGTAGCTTGAGTATTACTTTTTATAGGTTCTTTATCTACTAAATATATATCTCTTGTTATAACCTCACCTTTAACAGCTGCACCTGTTATATTTAAATTAACAACAGTGTCCGCATCAGGCATCGTGTAACTATTGTTCAAATCGATATTAACACTAACAGTATTTTCAAAACTACCAGGAATACCAGTGTCAGCAAACGTAATTGTTGATATAGACGATGGTATAGACCCGGCTGTGAAATCACTTGCTTTTACAGAATGAAATTGATCAGGTGTTATAGTTAATGTTAGATCAGTAGCTGAATTGTTATCAATAGCTTGACCACCTATTTTTACTAAAGTACCTGAGTTTAATGTACAGTTTGTTAACGCCATTTATATTTTATTTATTGTTAAAGACAAGCTCCAGAGTTATAGTTTTGAACAGCAGTGATAACACCATCAGAGCCAGTAGAAATCACTTTCCAGTTGTTAGATATATTATTACTGCTTGAATTATGGTTTAAAGCAAATAAACCTCTTGTATTGTTGCTCTCGTTCCATATTATAGGATAACCACCAACACTTATGTTTACTACAAAGTGTCTAGAAGCACCTGGGTTAAACGTAGATGATCCATTTATATTATTGTAAAGTTGTGTTCCAACTACATAAGAATCTGTTGATTTTTTATAAAGAGTGCTACCTTGATAAACTATAGGTGGATATTCCGATAAAGGATTACCTGAGTTATAAAGAACACTAGCAGCATACACATGCTTACAGTTGATACCACCAAGACTTTGACTGTCGTAGGTATATGTATACGTATTACCTGTATTATTAGGTGGACCAAGTTCTATACCTTCATTAAAGAATACTCCATCATATCCTGTATCTTGTGTAATCGTTAAGTTATATTCTTGACGACCCGTATCACCCGTAACACTAGCTCTTCCTAAACCTTGTACTGATATTTCTGTTGTGTCTAGGTTTGAAAGTGTAGTACCTTTACCTCTTATAAAGTTAAACCATTTGTTTTCTTTCTTAACAAAATCTCCAACCTCTCCTTCTTGCATGTCAGTAAATATACTGTAGTTGTACCAACCATCTTTAGCGAAATTATTTACATAATTACTGTCGTCTAGATTTAAACCAACACTACTTTGTGTTCCTTCGTAATTAAGTGTTTTAAAACTTTTAACTATTTCAGGCGCGCCGTTAAGTAACAACCTAACAGAACAGTCGTAAGAAGTTCCGTAGAAAGTACCTCTACTATTGTTACTATGGTGTAACCATATTTCACCATTATAAAAAGTATAATACTCGTTGTTTAAGCTAACACCTGTTTCTGGCACAAAAGACATTCTACTAGTCCAACCTTTTATCTTTTCGCTAAACGATATAGTGTGACTTCTTGGAAACTTACTTACTAATGTTAGATTATACAGTTGTTTCTTATCATCATAAGAACCAAAATGAGTATGTGCTGCTTGCAGTTCGTCTCTAAAGTAATCTTCCATACCATGCATCGATATAGGTGTTATACCATCTGCAGAAAGTCTTATTACCGCACCTCTGTTTTTATCAGTAAAATACGCTCTAAACTCTTTAGCAACAAAAGATTCTGGATTTAAAGATATACCATACTCTCCAGCAAATGGATCAGATGTTCCTAAAACTTTATTGCTTGATACTAAGTTAGCACTACCATCAGCATTGTATAAAGCATCTTTATTGGAATATACTTTTAATACTTTATCCTCACAGCAAACTAAAAGATTGTTATCTCTTGTATGTAGTTTTTGAATAGTACCGTAAGCTTGGTTAAGATCTTTTGTTATAGCTTCAGCTTGTATAAACTGATTAGTGTTGTTTACACCGCTAGTAGAGTTGTATATTCCAGAGAATATTAAACCACTACCTTTTGTCTCTCTTTCGTATGGAACAGCTAATATGGTAGAAGCTCTAGGTCCTTTGTCTATAGTCGGAGCGTTAAAGTCGTCTCTTATTCTATTTGATTCAACTCCATTACCAAAAGAATAGCAATTAAACCAATCTAAATTATGTGTACCACTATGTTGAGCAACGGGAATAGCATTACTTATTTCGTAATAAATATCTAAACCAACATCTTCTTTTGGTTCTGTTTCCCATATTGCCGGATTACTACTGGTATAAGTGTCGTCTTCATGGTAAGGTTCTAAAAACTCCATTATATCACCAACTCTTCCGTTAAAATTAGGGTAGCAATCACCGTTGTCTTCTGGTGTATAACCACTAGGTCCGCTACCTATGTTTGGTGTTACTTCTAGTTCCCATCTTTTTCTTTTATTTGACGGATCATTAAATCTATCGCTCCACTTGTGATCTTGGTAATTTCTCAGTCTTGAAACCGTATCTGAACTTGTTATCTCGTATATAGTTTGATCTGGATCGTTTTGAAACCTAAACTTAGCACCAACTTCATCTAGTTTTTTAACAAAATCTATTTCATCACTATGCGTGCCATAACCAACGTCCCATTTGTTTTCGTCAGGTTGTACTCCAGAGAAAGATATATCGATTCTATTACCACCAACCGGTGCGCCTATACCTCTAGGACCACCACCATGATTGTTGTTGTCTGTAGCCATTTCATCAATGAAAAAACCTTCTCTTTGACCTCTAATTCTAGTCATGTTAGGGAAAAAATGACCATGTCTCCACCAGTCTCTATTAGCATCCCCACCGTGTTTTTTAAGGTAAGGTATGTTTCTAGCTGAAACAACAGTCCAATCTTCTGTAAATCCTTTTAGTAATATTCTTTTATCTAAAACATTATCTCTATATATTTTTACAAAAAACCTACCTTCAAACTCTGGTTTATTTTTTGATTGATTTTGAGCAATCTCTATAGATATAGCTTGTTTTTGGGTGTTTGTTGCACCACTACCTCCACTAACAAGATCTATTTCATCTCCAAATTTTTTGTTAAGAGTTATAGCATACTTGTCAGAGTCTACAAGTAGTGATATACTAGCAACATCATACCATTTGGATAATGAAGAAGGACCTTTTACTCTTAAACACAAATCAGACCTAGAAGATGTGTCTGCTAAAGTACTATCTTCAAAATCATCTTGATCAATGTGTACAAAGTTAAAATCTGACTGAGGGTAGCCGGTTGACTCTATAGTGTTACCACTTGAGTTTCCTATTTCTCCAAAAGATTGTTTTTTTATCTTTAAAAAAGCTGGAGCCTCGTTTTTAATAGCTATAACCTTATATCTAGCATCTTCGCTAACAAACTCTTCGTTGTCATGCTCTTTTTTTAATATCAAGAAAGTTTCGTCATCAACTTTATTCCTTTCAGATGAAGGAAAACTTAACCAAACATTACCATCTTCAGCTAAATAATATCTATCCATAGCTAAATTATAGTATTCATTAGATGTTTCCTTGATGTAAAACTTAAACGAATCAACAAAATCAGGAGGTATACCACCTAGTGTAGCTTTTATTTGATTATACTCTATTGAAGCTGATTTAGCTAATGTTCTTGTTGCGGTCTTGTTAGTAAACACAGGTGTCTCTCTACCAAACTTATCTCTATAGACTACACCTAACTGGTATGTTCTTTGGCTTTTTATAGATGGGCCTGGTACTCCAGGTACTGATGTTAACGTAGGGTTTGGCACTATATTAAACCCAGCTAGACTAGGTGTAAAAGGTCCTTGACTATTTACCATCGATAAGTTCTGAGTATAGTTACCGTATATGATTCTATTAGCTGTTATTTCTTGAGCTTTAGCACTTAATGGGACATTGTCCCAAGGTCTAAGAGATTGATTTGCTGGAACAGCTGCGTATATTAATTCTGATTCAATAACCAATTGATCAGACGTCCACTCTGGGTCTGCTAGGTTTTTCTTACCTTTCTTTTTTAAAGTTTGAACCGTGTATACGTTATTGTTTGTAGACTCTTTATATAGTATATCTATCTCAATTACACCATCTGGTGTTCGTTGATTAGCTGTAGCCCAGTCTTTATTAAACTCTTTTATTATCAATGACCTTAACTGATTTCTCATACCAAGATTGTAACCTTTGTTGGGGTTGTAATCAAACTCGCTTGGTAAGAAAGCTATTTTAGACCAAGGCGAAAACGCTGAATACTCACCATCTTCGTACTTGTATCTATAGCCAAATCTAGGAAACTTAAATTCAAATAAAGGTTTTTCTTGCTCTAAAGTTGCTGTCCATGCCGTGTAGTCAATAGTTATCTCTTCACTCCTAGACAATATTTCACAACTAAAAGAGTTTGAGTTTGGTCCAGAGTTTTGTGACAAAACTTCTAATCTAACACTGTGATCTGGTTTTCCATCATTATTGTCATCTAAAGATTCTAATACTAAAACATCACCAGTTGTAAAGTCAGGTGTTTCACCTTGAAACAATACATTAAGGATGGTTCCTACATCCATCAGTTCACCGCTACCGTCTATAAAATCCATTGTAGTTATACTTTCAATAACTATATTACCACCATTTAAGTTTTGTCTCTTGGTATTAGACATGTCTAGTACAGGTGCGTACTTTGGGTTTTGTTTTATAACAGTTATATCTCTTTCTCTTATATACAACCTAGGGCTGTTTAATATTGTAGTAGCTAGTGAATCTTGAACATAATGCTTACTATGATGTAGTATATCAGGAGTACCTAATGCAGCTCTTTTTATATGTATTTTTTTAGGTTCGTTTGTTCCGTCTGTCCAAAACAACAATCCATCTATAATGTTGATAGCTGTTATTGGTTGACCAGTGAATTTTAAAACTCTTTCAGCTTTAAATGTAACGTTAGTACCACTTGGAGGGTTTATAGTTGGTGCTGCCGATGTTGTTATAACATTACCAGATATATTAGTAACTGTAACGTTATCAGGATAATAAGCAACACCAGCTCCAGTATAAGCTTGAACAGTCATACCTATTCTAACTGTACCAGGTGAAACCACATTTAAAGCGGTCGTGCTTATTTGACTTGAAGTAACTCTTCTACATTGATAATTGTCAACAAGTATCGGTTTAACAGTGTTAGAGCCGGGTATGTATTGAACAATATAATCTCTACCCTCACCGCTAATAACACCACCTTCAATTAACCATATAATAAAATCACTTTTACCATGAGCTATTGATCCAACACATTTTTGACCAAATTGACTGATAAAAGATTTTTGTGTATTACCTAGTACATTTTGAATAGTACCAACGTGAGCTCCGTCAGAAGAAGCAACTTCTACGTTTAAAGCATCTCTGTACTCACCATCTGGAACTAATCTCTCGTCCAGGTCTTTATTCATCTTACCCGCACGAAAGTGATGTTTTAACTCTGGCATATATATATTATTTTATTTGTTTAGACTTGTTTCTTAATACTTGACGTATTTCTTCTGACTTAAAGTTTGAGAGTCTCAATTTAGCTTGTCTCATAGCCGCAAACCTTTCTTTTTTAAATCTTGCTACTATATACTCTGGTATGTTAATTCTTGTTGCTAATATAGCGTGAGCTATATATTTATACATAGCTTCTTCAGCTAACTTATGTATTATCATTTCCTCTTCTGTGCCTAAACCGTCACTAATATATCTAAGCGTGATTGTTCTACCTGATACATCAGAACTAAAGTGTATGTAACCTCTAGAGTTATCTATAAAGTATACTCCATTTACATGAGCGTTCTCTGGGTTTAAACCATATCTTCTACCCTCAACATAAGCTTGGTCTATATCAGTATCATCTGATGAACCTATGGTTGAGCTACTTGATAGTTGTGTACTAAAAGACGTCCATGTATCTGAATCACTTGCTGTTGTTAAGTTACCGTTTTCGTCAAACATATAACTATAATCGTTAGCTTGATTCACAGCTGTAGGGTTACCTGTTTTTCTAGCAGGATATATAACTCTATCTATACCACTATCATCTCTCCATGACAACTTAACGTAGTTAACATAGTCGTGTGGTAAAGCCATCTTTAAACTAGGTCCTAGTTCAATTTCTTGACTCTTCTCAGACCTTAATATATCATAACTCATTTCTTGTAAACCTCTTTGAGCATGAAAAGCAACATCAGATCTTCTTACTTTAGGTATTATTTTGTCTTCACCAACATAACTTATATTAAAGTTGTTTATAAGCTGCTGCATTGTTATGTACTGATAATTACCTAAGTTAGGATTTATAATTGTTACAACAATAACATCATTAGCTGTAGCTCCAGACCCTAGAGTAACTGTGTTTGTTGTGTTATTGAAAGTAAACGATGTTGTAGATGTGCCATTTATAGTTACATTAAACTCACCAGCAGATTCAGGCATTGTCGCCAAGCTGTTAAGTAATGTTTGGTTATCTGGAAAAGTTAAAACAAAAGCTGTTTGCCCAGCCGAAGCTATAAAACTTTCTGAACCGTAATATTGTTGTTGTGTTCCTTCAAATAGTGGCATATCTTATTGTTTTTCTTGTTGCGTGTTAATTTGATTTTCTTGTGAAGCCATTTGATATAAGCTAGGGTCCTTTATTAGTATTCCAGCTAATTGCAATATCTTAATAACTAGTTCAGTTTCTTCTGATGCATGAAGCTGAAAATGCTGAGTCGTATTAGCATTGTATAACGCTTGCTCATCTATAACAGTATAACCCCAACCAACCGTNGCAGGGAAATCTATATAGTTACAGTACACGTTACTTGATATAGTTGTTGGATAAACTTGAATAGCTCTTGCTTCAAACATACCTTCTAGNTCATTGCTTGCTTGAGCTACGCCGCCAGCTCTTGGGACAAAGTTAGAAGCCCTAACATATACTGGTCTTGCTAAATTTGGAGCTGTTAATGGTGAGTTTTGTATGTGGTGAATATCGTTTTGATTTATTTTTTCCATCTCAACGTAACCACCTTTATGCTTATAATATAATTCGCCCATTCTGTAATGGTTTGGCAAAGTACCTTGACCAGGTTGCGACGCATGTGTTGACATAACAACATCTACCCTGTACTTTTCGAATATATCTATTTTTTCTTTTAACAAGTCAACTTGATCAGCATAGGTACTATCATTACCTGGTATTCTCATAAAAGCATTTAAGTCATAAAAATACTGCTCAAATATATCTTGCTGAGCTTGATTCGCTAACAAGTTAAATTCAAGCGGTGTTATATAACCTCTTTGTTCTTTATTAGCTATAACTAATACTTTTTGATATACATTATCTATATTGACTGCCATAATTGTTTTTTATTTTTTATAAGGAAACGCTTTGTTTAAAGCTTCTTTTCTTTTTCCACAACCACAATCTTTACCGGTTGCTTCGCTAATTGTGTCTACGACTTTTTTTATACCAGTTGCTTTTGTAATTTTAGCAACAGTATCACCAAGTCCTTTTGATTTATTGTTTTCCATATAATATAATTTGTAGTTTGCAATCGCTCCGTAGAGCGACTGCTACTACAAAGTGATTTACTTTAGTTTCTTTTCAATTGCTTTAAGAACCTCTAATCCTTCATCAGTTTTCAACCAATGAGCTAAAGCGTTGTAAGGATGTTCTTCAAATGGAACTGTACAAAGTTTCTTTTTGCTTGAAGTCCAAGTGAAGTGCCTTTGATCTGAAGATAAAGTTATTAAATTAGATTCAACAGCTTTAACACCTATATTTCTTAATTGAACATCATCATCAGAAGCTAACTGTATAAATGCTTGAGGTTGTTTCTTAGCATACAACAGTACGTCTCTTTTTATCTCCTTAGAAGACATGTTAGACACTGAACTACCTTGTTCAACTCTCAATATAGCTTCAGCTTCATCAACACTTAAAGACATTGCTAATTTAACGGCTTCAAATTCTAACTCAATCCAGTCTGTTTCGTTTTCAGCTATAACTTCTGGTTCAAACTCTGTATACAGAGTGTCTAACCTTGGGTGATACAACGAAAGAAACATTTGTAAGTTTTTTTGTGAACTTGGAACTGTTAACTTTCCATCTCTCATAACTATATGGCCTAATGTGCAAGGACCTTTTTGTTCGTCCACAAAAGGAGAAGGTTGGTTTGTTGCGTATCTTAATTCACGCTGATAACCTTTCTCAGGGTCGAACCATAGTAATGGTTTTCTTCTTGTATGTTTTGACGGTATTACAAGTACTACCGGTGTCTTTTGACCTTTTAATAAATAAGTCCTATCTTTTACAACCCAATCTTTAGGTTGTGTAATTGTTTGTTTTTCCATAATATAATATAATAAAAGTTTGTAAATAAAAATAAAGGGTCGGGTGCCGAAGCACCCAACTCTTTAAAGTAATAATGAAATTATTTTTTCAATAATACGAAGTTATTCGCACCTTGAACACATAAACATCTTTCTGATAAGAAGTTTACTACCATTTCATCAGCATCAGAAGTATAGTTTCCACCTACAGATCCAGTGATCCAAGATTTCATTTTTCTATCATCAGCTTCAGATTTTCTGTATCTAACATGCAAGAATGGTCTTGAGATATTCTTACCTAACGACTGATCGTATACAGTAGAAGTACCAGCAGGAACAATAAGTCCTTCGATATCTCCAACTAATCCTCTCGTTGTAGCGTCGTTTAAGTATTTCCAGTCAGATTTATAGAAGTCATAAGAACCTCTTCTAAATCCAGTGAAACCTAAATTAAGAGCCATTTCTTCTTCGTTGTTGAATACACCGTAAGATGATCCACCAGCAGAAGCAGAATTTGCGTTAGCTAACATGTTGTCAATTTCTAGAGCAGTAGCTCTGTCTAAGAACATCATGTTTTCTTCAATAGCACCTTGCTTATCAAGTTCTTGTAAGATAGTATCGAATTCACCTAAACCGCCTTGAGCATAAGGAGCAGATCCAGATACTTGATCGAAATCAGTACCAGTCCATACAAGACCTCTTGAATCAATAGCAGCAAATAAACCTTCAGTACCTGCAACATTGAATGCGTTAGAACCCATTGACTGAGCAGCTAATTCACCTTCAACCATCGCCATTTCCATTTGATCCTCAAATCTTAAACGAGCTTCATGCTCAGATTTTAAGTACCATAAGAAACCAGAAGCTCCATTTTCAGAAGTAACTTCAACCCAACCGATTTGAGCAGTGTCAGAACCATTAACTTGGTATCTGTCTCTCATGATGATTGGTCTATTGCTAAACTGAGTAAAAGAAGCATCTAAAGAACCAGTGATTAGAGATGAACCTTTTCTATATTCAGTACCGTAAACAAATAACTTAATATCGTCTCCGTTAGCGAATGAAGATCCAGTTGCTAAATTAGCTTGCGTATAAGGCTGAGCAGTAACTTGTATACCGTTAGAATTCACAGCAACAATTAAACACTTAAGTACCGATGTTGACGCAGCGTTAGAAACGATGATAGTATCATGTAACTGAACGTTGTGTCCTGCAGGTAATTTAATAGTGTTAGATGCAGCTGTTTGAACTTCAACAGTGTTAGCACCACTTTCTGCAGCATCATATGCTACGTGTAATCTTCCTTGTTCAGACCAGATTACTTGGTCAGATTGTAATGGCATCTCAGCGCCAACCATTTTTAAGAAACCAGAGATAGTTCTATTTCCGTATCTTTCAACTTCTTTCTCATAGATTTCAGGTAAAAATTGTTCTGCGAACGAGCCACCACCAGTGCTATCATTAAATGATAGGTAGTTGTCTCCCCAAAGGGATTGCGTAGGTGCCGGAGTTACGTGATTTAGTTCCGCCCCTTGCGCAGGGTTAATAAATTGTCCCATTTTTTTTAATTTTTAATTAATTAGTTAAACTTGTTTTTATTCATTCTAACTCTAAGTTTACTAGTATCATCTCCGCTAACTACTTTATAAGTGGTTCCACCTTGCTTAACTTCAGTATGTCCTTGTCTAGGTGTCATATCGACATTTTTAGACTTAGAAATACTTTCTTTTAAAGCGTCAGCTTTACCTTGATTGTAAAAGTGATTAGCTATAGCATCGGGGTTCATTGCTGTAAATAAGGATTTGTGATAACCCGCAGCGTCAGACATTTCGTTGTTTTTGTTCAAAAACTTTTTGACAAAATTAGATATGTCTCCTTGGGTATTCTTAACCTCTTCAGCATTTTTTACGTTATATCTGTATCTCTTTTCTCCGACGTTATATTCAAAACCTTTGAATCCATCGTTAAAAACCTTACCGGTTTCTTTTTGAAATACATCTATTTGACGCGCCTCAACCTTTTTGACATCAGCTTGCTCTTTGTTATATCTATTAAAAAATTCTACAGCTTTCTTTTGCTCAGGCGCTAACCTGCTTCCAGCTTTAATTTCCTCATAGTATTTAGACTTTAGCCCGTCTAAGTGGCTTTTAGCGTTCGCAACTTGCTCTTTCAACGCTAGTTTTTTTCTTTTAATATCTCTATCCTCATCTGTTTCTTCGTCATAAGAAAACTGATCTTCCATTAAGAAGTCAATTTCATCACTAGATAAGTGAGGTTTTGTATTTTGGTAGTACTCTTTTAGTAATTGATTTTCATCTAACGATGTGTAATCAGTATTTAACCGAACATAGTCTTGTAGCGAACCACCAGTCTCGTTCATAAACTCTACCACTTTTTGTATGTTTTCTGGTAAAGGATCACCTGTAGCCTCAGCTTCAGCAACAGCTTCTTCAACTTCTTCAGTTAATTCTTCTGTCTTTTCTTCAACCTCTTCGTCTGTTATCTCTTCTAAAACAGGGGTAACATCTACCTCTGTTTTTTCTTCAGGGGTAACATCTACCTCTGTTATCTCTTCAACAACAGTTTCTTCCTTTTGTTTGTTTTCACTTAGGTCAACTTTAATAATATCACTCTTTTCTTCAGTAATTTTACTTCTTTGTTCGTCTAAGTTTACCTTAACAACCTCTGGCTCGTCTTTAACCAGTTGTTTAGGTCTTTTTTTCATTTTAACAGGCTCATTAACAACTTCTTCAGTCTTAGCTGGAGGAGGTGTAGACGGTAAGTCTGCTTTAATAGAATCTAACGATTCTTTGTTTTCATTTTCCATAATATAATATAATTAAATAATTAAACATTACCTAGGCTCAAAAGCGCCTAGATCAAATCCACCACCTAGTGTATCGTTACCTTTAGATTCAAAGTTTTTAGGTGGTGCATCTTTTGCCCTTTGATCTATTAATTCAGATTGTTGAGATGCTTGCATTTTAGTACGATCATCTTTACGATCTTCTTTTTGTGTTTCTTTTGCTTTAACAGCATCAAGCTCCATTTTCTTTAACTGCATGTTAAGTTGGAACTCGTGATCCATTAATTGCTTCTTTATCATAGCTTCAGCTTGTAACATTTGCTGTTCCATTTCAGACTTAGCTTGTTCTAATTGAATTTTACTTTGAGTTAAAGCCTGTTCTTTCTGAACCTCAGCCTGAGCAGCGACTTGTTGAGCTTGAGCATTTGCTTGTGACTGAGCTTGTATGTTCTCTTGCTGCATCTCTTGATCTCTCTTGAGTTTTTCTCTTCTTCTAACCTTAAGCAATTGGTTTGCTAATTTAACGTTTTTAATGTCTCTTAAATCAATAGCATCAGTTAACTCTATTAACTGTTGTTGTAAGGCTTGCTGTATGTTGTTTTCAAGCATTGCTCTTTCCTCTTCATCAGGTTGTAGATTTATAAATATACCAAAGTCATACAAATGTAGATTTTTCATTTCATCTAAAGTTGCAACGTTATGAGTTCCTATACTTTGTATAAACGCATCTCTTGTTGGTGAATATTCTATAATATCAGATATTCTCAATGATAATGCCTCAGCCATTTCAGCTGTTATAAATAAACCAGCTTGTAATATATGTCTTGTAGCTACGTTTGAATTTGCAGCTGCAAGTTTTTGTACACCAACTAAAGCTTTCGCGTCCGGCGTGCTAGCATCTCTTGCTTCATTTAGACCGGTCACATCTCTAATCATTTGTAAATAATAGTTATATGTCTGAATTAGTGATTGCATTTTTGCACCACCATTCCCAGATTGAATTTCCTGTATAGGAACTTTTCCTGGGTTCATATCACCATCAGAAGTCATTGATCTACCTATTATAGATCCCGTCTGAAAGAACATATTTAATGCTTCTTGAGGATTATAATTTGTACCGTTACCTAAATCTATTTCAGCAAGACCGTCAGCATCTAAATATATGCCGTCAGGTACCATTCGCGAAAGGACTTGTTGGAGTTTTAAGTGTGTTAATTGTATCATGTCAGCAAAACCAGTTATTCTACCAACTAATGATTCTATTTTACCTTTATACATGCGTGGCGCTACAATACTATAGTTCATTTTAACTTTAGTAAAATCGCTCTTAGGTCTCATCATGTTTTTAGCGAGTTCCCATTTAAGTAGTTTTTCACTACCTAACACAAGAGCTCCTTCATACAGAACTTCTATAGACCTTGACATTTTACCGTATCTAGCTTCTAACATAGCGTCTTCAATAGGGTTAAACGTGTCATCTTTTATTATAACTTTGCTAGCACCAGTAGCAGTTTCTTTTACTTTATAAACCTCGTTAGCGTATGTCTTATAATTAAAATATAAAACTTCAACTTGGTTCTTGTCAGCAGATTCAGAGTGACCCATGTCTTTATTGTAGTAACCCTTTTTTAATCTACTCTGAGAAGTTAATTCTTCTAAGTCTCCTTGTTTTAAATGAGGAAACTGTTTCATTAACTCATTAACAGGTATTGTTTTAACTTCACCTACGTAATATATATCATCAAAATAAGGTGACTCAGTATGAGAATATACTAAGTTAGCTGGATCAACATACTCTACTGTAACACCTCTAGATGTATCAAAAGTACATTTAGCTGCTCCAATACCTAAAACAGCTATATCGTAGTAAAATCTTTTCTTAGTTAGCTCATATCTATTACCCTCAAACAATGTGTTAATTGCTTGCTCTTCAGCTAACTCAACAGCTTGCTTGTAGTTTAATTGCATGTGTAAAGCTAGTTCCTCTTCTGAATCAGGTAGTTTATCTGGTTGATTAGCAAATAAATTAACACCAAAAGCTTCTTCAGCAAACTGATTAAGCTCTTTTGTTTTAAGATCTCTAATAATACCCTCCATGTATTTAGTTCTTTTACTAACACCATAAGGGTCTTGAGAAAAAGCTTTTACATCATATGTTCTTTCAGCAATACCATTAACAACTATATCAACAAATTTAGGTATAATAGGCACAGGTGTCCAGTCTAAGTTAAGATAAGACAAGTCACCATTAATAGATAATTCATTTTTATACTTCTGAATAGATTGCTCTCCTCTAGCATATAGTCTTAACTTATGAAAACTGTTTTGATGACTAGAAAATCTATAACCACTGTTATCACGCTTGAACCACTCGTCTTCTATTGCTCTAGCAACTTTAAGACCGTATTCAATCGTAGCTTTCTCTTTATCGCTTGCGACTTGACTAGGGAAAAAACCTTTTGAAAATGAATTAGCCATATTGTTATTGTATTAATTTTGAATGCATACCTTTTTGTTTATATTTAGCAATGCTTATGTTTAGTTTTTGTTTTTCTATTTTAGCGTTAGGATTATATAAATGTCTATTACAAGCCATAACAGCTAAACCACTACTAATGGCAGCATCAAAAGCTGTTCTTTTATTTATGTCAAACTTAGCCCAATCTTGTAATGTTTCAGTAAAATACATGTCACCGTAAACTCCTTCTCCTTTGTGACCTACGTGACTTTGTATGTACATTTCAATTGCAGCTGCGTGAGCTTGTTTTATATCTTCACTAGAGTTTGGTATACCACCAACTTCTCTTTCTGCTACAGATAGTTTGTTCCAAACTTTATCTGGCCTATTCATACTGTAACCTCTATAACCTCTTCTTCTTAAGTAATATAAAAGTCTAGGTTTGTTATTTTCAGCAAGCAAAGGCATACCGTAAAAAACTAAAGCCATAAGTACATCTTCAAAAAATATATCAGCAGTTTGTGGCCTAGCTATATATTCTAAAAAAAACGAGTTAGGCGGACAGTTTTCCATTGAAAACTTTGTTAAGCCATGTAAAGCACCTTTAGATCCTTTACCATCTACAGTACCTGATATATCATAAGAGTCACATCCAAATGCTCCCATGTGTTCGTTGCCTGGGTATTTTCTATTACCTTTGTTTGTAATATTGTTTTGAAGGTGTCTAGGTGGAACCCAACTAACTTTAAATCTACCATTAGGATCTGGATAAAAAATTACCTCACTATCCTTAATACCGTTAGTCCATTGGAAATTACCAGTTGTTAAACTGTTAGATGATCCAGTACCTTCATTATAATCTATCTGCTCGTATATTTTAGCTAAATTAAATATACTGTTTTTTGTTTCGTCTCTGAAAGCATGTTCTTCAGTTCTTGGAAATTGGCGATAAAACTCATTAAGAGCATCTCCATCATTCTTTAATCCATCAGCCTCGTTATTCCAATGTTCAATGATTCCGATGTCGATTGGTTCATTAAACGGGCCAACAGTTTCTGTTTCAGGTGTGTCGAAGACAGGCATCCCAAAAGAATCAATGAATCCCTCGTAATTCCATTCCATAGGAATGAACAAACTATATAATCCTGAGCTTGTTTGTCCATTGCGATTTCGCTTGGTGACATCTGATGCATTGTATAGTTTTTTAAAATTATCTCCTCCTTTATCTAAAGCGTTTGATGTTGATCCCATCATACACTTACCAATAACTCTACTACCTAATCGTAGTGTTGTTTTAGTAACTCGCCAGTTATTTAATATGTTATTAGGTCTTTCCCACTTACCACTTTCATCATGTACTAGTAGTTTAAGCTTTTCACCATCATAACTGTTATCCCCAGTGTTTTTCCAATCTATTGTTGTGTCAAGACCTTCAAGTTCTTCGGGTTTGTCTGTACTAACAATGTTCCGTCTTGTAAGCTTACTGGCAGGTACTCTATAAGCGAGTTCTGTTTTTGGCCTATCCATACCATCTTGTATTGGTTTAAAGAAAAATGGGTAGTTAACGGATATTGGTACAACCTTGTCGGTAAACATTTTTTTAGCATCTGGTCCTGACTTCGATAAGATACCGAATCTAGCATCAGATGATATTGTAGCTTGATTGACTGTTTCTCCTGAAGCCATAAAAGAGAATCCTGAACGTCTATTTTTAAGGTAACACATTCCGTAGCATCTTGTATCTGCTTTGCAAGCCTCCCAGAATATGTAGAATAATCTGTTTGCTTCTCTAAAATCTGGCTGCCCAACATCAATCTTGGACCACTGCAGGTACATGTAATGAGTACCAGTAATGTAAGTAGGGATATCTTTGTTATAAAACCAAAAACCTTCTTCTCTTCTTTTAAACTCATTCTCTATATAATCTATATATTTTTTTTTGAAATCATCTGGATAATTCTTCCAATCAAATATAGTTTTTATTCTTTTTAATTCTCTAGGGTATTCGTTTACTTGCCATCTATTTTCTTCAAACTTGTGTACTCCGGTAGCTTTTGGTAAAGCTATTTTAAAGTTTTGTATTTCATATACCTCTCCTATCTGACCAGTCTTAGATATAACTACAAGATCGTGTTCCTTATTATATCCATATTGCCACTTTTTTGATTTATTTAACCTAGCAATGGTATTTTTTTTAATAGGATTTACAACCTTATATAAGCGCTGCTCGTACATTACTTAGATCTTTTTTCAGCAAAACCAGAGAAAGTCTCTTCTTTTTCCTCTTCAGCAACCTTACCGTTTAACATGTTCTCTTCTTCCTGTATTCTGTTAAGTATTTCAAAAGCATCAAATATAGCTAACTTCTTTGTTGCTGCTGCGTTTTTTAATCTATCAGCAGTTATATCATCGCCTGAATCTACAATAGCTTCTTTTGCAACTTTAATAAGTTCTTCAACCGCTTTGTGTCCAGCTTGGATTATACTCTTCTTCGTTTCCTTGATATTCATATTTCATTGTAATTGATTTGCTAAATATTCTGTATAGTCTTTCTTCATCTAAAATACACTCGTACTCTGTGTTTGGTTTGAAACCAACTAAATCACCTTGTTTTAAACCGGCTTTAATAAGATTGCTATCAGCATATTTAAGAACGCCTATTAAAGGCTGTTCTTTGTCAATGTTATAAATATCATTAGATTTAATTGGCTTTATAAAACAATAAGTTTCTAAAGCGTTCCAAACACCATCTCTCTTGTAAGCAAAGACTTGATCCCAATGTACAAAATACATATCTTCTTTGTAAAAGCTTTTGCTATTTTTTTCTACACCTTTAACATCTTTCCATCTTCTAAACACATTGTGATGAACTAAAACTTCATCTCCAACTTTAACTTTAGTTTCTGGGCCGCTGGGTGTGGCTATAACTACGGCTCTTTTACTAACATACCTATGGTTGTAGTTATCAGTATTGAGTATAAGATCAGTTCCCTCTATACTTCTAGTGTTAGTGTATCTGGATTTTAATGGTCTTATTATAAAATTATTAACTCCTTGCATTAGTATTCTAAATTGAATTCAACAGCTATAGCCATGTTCTTATTAAAGTCCTTCCAAGGTAAAACCTCATCTGCTTTTTTAATATATATTCTATATTTATCATCTTCTTCAATTATATTAGAAATAGTATGCCCTCCGTAGACCTCTTGGCCCACGGAGTAATGCATAGCTTCATTTTTATAATCTTTACCTATACTAATCTTTCGTATCAGATTCATCTTGACTAGGTATTTCAGAGATTGTACCGTCTTGAATGTTTACAGATACTTTACCGTATTCCTCCTCAAGAGAGTCTTGCATAGCTTTTAACTTCATTTGGAAATCTCCAATCGTAGCCATCATGCCAGCTTTTTGTGTCTCTATTTGACCAACTGACAATTGAGCATTGTTAATTTGCCCAACTAAGTCTTGTAAATCTTTTAGTTGTTCGTCTGTGATTTTTAAATCGTCTGTTTTTTTTGCCATAATTTAATTTAATTTAATTGTTAATTTTTATTACACGTTTGTGTAATCTTTGTACTTTTCATTTTCTTTTAAAGCTACGTAAGCTTGTTTAACGTGGTTTTTTGCTGAAGCAGCTAAAGATCCATTAAAGCTAAAGCTAAACTGCATTATCTCACCGTTAGGTTTTGCGTCTCTAGTTTCTTTATCTTTAAATACTTTCACTGTGCAATCGATACCAGAACTCTTTGTCCAGATGTTTTTATAAACAGGTTCTGTTAGTATGTTACCATCTTCGTCGTAAACAGCGTCTGTCTCAAGCTCTCTATTCATAGTTGGCTGAGAGTGGTAACACACAGAGCAAACTTGAAGATAAGCATCGCTTAACGTTATACCTTTAAAATCGTATGATCCTTGTAATGCCATTGTTTTGTTTTTTAAATTGTTTTATCTTTTTATATTATTACACGCTTTATCATATTATTAAAGCGCTGTTGTCACTAACAGGTATTATGGCGAGCATATATTTATATTTGTTACAACACCGTTTAAATTTGAGAACGTGTAATAAGCAAGAGTTGTTCTTATATATCTATTTGTTTGAGCCGTTGTGCCACTAGAGTTAGTGTATACTGTATCACCAACTTGTGGCAAGCTTGAGCTTCCATTATGCCAGTAATTTGTATTTATTGTCTGCTCACATATAAACTTAACACCAGATTGCCCAGCGGAGGCAGAGAACTG